ACTTTTCCATTAGCTTGCCATTTATAAAAATCAATAGCACCTGTTTCGTTACATACTAATGTTGCCATTTCTTGTCTTAATGTATCTTCCAATTCATTTAAACTAAAATCGCCCGCAGGTCTTTTTAGAGCCACGTCAATAGCTAGTTTTTTTACTTTTGGATCTAAAGTCATTATTAATTCCTCCCTATATTAATGGTTAGTTAAAACTATTTAATTATTACGCCTTAGCAACAGCAAATTTAATTCCTACTTCGCCATTAGGTAAAGTTACCCATTCAACAATATCTAATACTACCAATTCTGTTCCAGCAGCTGCCGCTAACAAAGTAATATCTCCATTGGTACTTGGAACTCCAACTGTTGCCCCAGTTGTTGCATTTTGAGCTGCAGCAATATCTGCGAAAACTCCTAAATCAACAGCATTAGTTTCAAATATATCTCCAACTGAAAGTTTCATCATTCTAGGATAGTTAGGATTTGTTACGATAAAAGCATTTCTTCCCAAATGATTTTCATACATTCTTTCCTCAGAAGCATGTAGATAAACCATTACGTCTGCGCTTCCTGGTAATCCTACTTCTTTCGCTACATCATCAACAGTAAGTAATTGTCCATTTTGTGCTCCAACTGCTTTCAAAGCTGTGCTCATTGGATATTGAGCTTTAATTTGTCCTGTTCTAACAGCTGCGACATTATTAGTCTCAACTACTGAATAGCCACTTGCTAAAAATCTTGCCATTTATAATTCCTCCTAATTTTGTATTCTTTTCTTAACGAGATCTGCATAAATAGGTTCAACTTTTCCGGTTGAAGCACTAAAAGCAGTGTCGATAATTAATTTTTGTACCGGTTTTGTTACCAATACTTTTTGTCCCCTTAAAGCGAACAATCTAATTTTTAATTCTTCTAATGAAAAATCAGCGTCCTTTAAAGGAGCAATCTCTTCCTCGTCTAAGTCATCAAAAGCATTAAATAATTCTTCTTTTTGTTTATTTAATTCGGCTTGTTCTATATTAAATTTAAATTCTAATAATTGCGCATTTTCATTTTTTAACTCTTCAATAAGTTGTTCATATTCTTGATTCTTTGCTTCTAGTTCATTAATTTTTATTTCGAATTCGTTATTTTCTATAATCACTGTATCTTCGGCATTAAAATCTTCTGATTCCAAAGTTGCTATTGGTTCAGCAGTCGATTTAACAGATTCTTCAGGAGAAGAAAAATCTTCTGGCTCTGTTGTCTTGGTAACTGGTTCATCAACAGTTACTTCAGGCTCAGCTGTAAAATTTGCTAATTCTGCTTTTAGTTCTGCCAACATAGAAGTTATAGAACCCACTGAGAATTTAACAATCTCCGCTTGAGCGCCAATCATCGCTTCTCTAACATCTTCTCCCAATAAAGCGATTCCTGTATAAGCGTAATCATTAATATCAACATAAGAATAATCATCTTGCCATTCATAATCGTTAACATTAATTTCCATAGAGACTTTTTTAACTTCATCTCTGTTTAAAATATCCAATGCTGAATTTGCGTAATCTTTCCAGACGTAAGCATCAACAACAACGAATGTTTTTCCTTCCTCATCTGTTTCTATCGCATAATTATTTGTCTCAGGCACGATACCAATTGGTCTACCAAGATAAACATATTTTATATCATCTTCAGTAATTTTAATTTCATATTCATGCCCTCCAAAATCTGCGTTAGAATCTCCGTCTGTCTTCTTTATAAAAGCGAGTAAAGGTATATTAGCAAGAGTCGGACGAGCCTTCTCAATAGCTGCTAGTGAAAAATTTGAATTATTAAGGTTTAATCCAGTGTGCATAACTTTAACACGCAACTTCATAAACCTCTCGCTATCAAAAGAGTCTGTGGCGGAATATGAGACAGGAAGTTTTACAATCTTAAGTTCTTTGTTCATTGTCTCACTCCTTTAAAAAGACATTTTTTTAGACAAAAGCACTGCATTTTTGTCTTCAAAATTAGGCATTTGAAGTTTTGAATTATATTCAAACATCCAAACTGTCTGTTCACCCTTCTGTTCCTGCGCAGTAATCAATTTAAAACCGGCTTTAAGAAGAGCTTCTCTAACTTCTGGTTTTCTACAATAAATAAACATCATTATCACTCCTTAGCTCTGTCATCATTTGTTCTGTCGTCTCGAGCTCGATCACCTTCATCAGATAATGGCTCTTCAGATTCTGGTCTCCCAGTTTCTACGTCTCCAGATGATGTATGCGAAGAAGAAAGTGGTTGCATACGAGTTGATAATTCTAATAACTCGTTCTCATAGTTAAGTAAGAAATTCGCATCAAATTGACGAATACCTAATGCTGCTAAAGCTAACAATTTTGTTGGGAAGCCATAAGTTGCCGCATCTTTATATTCTTTCACACGTTCAGTGTAATTGAAAACGGTAATTGGAGGAAATACAATTCCAAATTCAAAACTTGGGGAAAGTTCTGCTAATTTGTTATTATACCACTTCTCAAATTGCCGTAAAAGAGGGAACATAAGACTTTCATCTACTTTAACAGATAAGTTCAATCCAATACTGCCAGTTCCTGAGCCCGCATTAAATAATGCGATTGGAGTTCCGGCACTATTATAAATCATATTTGTTGCTCTTTCTATATTATCTCGCTCAACTCGAGAGTTGGCGCCACTATCTAAAGTAATTGGTTCCATATCACATGGAGTAGTTAAAACATCAATAGAAGGATTTTTAATCATTTTTCTTGCGTTTTGATGTAAATCAACTATTTCTTCCATATATAAAGCTAATTCATTATCTTTATTCAATGGAATTTTTTGTACTAATAAAGTATAAGTACTTAAAGCAAGCTTAGTTTTATCGAGTGTTTTATACTCATCTAATTCTAATATATCCATAAATACTGAACTAAACATAGGAATAGCATCGTCTATTAGATGCGCTCTTGCAAATTGTGGATCTAAAGGCACCCATCTTAATTCAGAATTTTTAAGATAAGCATTATATGCTTTCTCAAATTCTGGAGGGAAGCCAGCAAAAGCTTCTATCTTATCAGCTTCAGTTCTAAAAGCGTCAAAATATTTATTATCAAATTCGATTTGATATACTCCATTTATTTTATATCTTGTTCTACAATAATCAGTAGGCAACTTTAAGAAAGTTGATGAATTCCCACCAATTGCTTGTTCATAACCAAAATATATACCATCTCTGACAACAGCTAAAGCTATATCATAACCATTTTCTTCAATCGCAGCATTCTGTATATAATTCATAACATTTAAAAAAGATTTATTAAACGCAGGTTTTTTAAACAATTTATTATCAACTCTTGGAACAATTAAATAATCGAATGTTAATAATTGCGCGGCGTATTTAACTAAACGTCGATATTCTCCGCTTGTATAGAAAAAATGCTGTGAAATATTTCTTAATTCAACTACATTTCGACTTTCTAACGCAGTCCTAATTCTATCAGGAGTCACACTATAACGACTTCTTGTTGTTGCTGAATTAGCAATCGCAGTTAAAATTTGAGTACTATTTGCAATTTGTTTAAACTCTAGTTTTTCCCTCCGTGCCGGCCCAACGACATTAGCTGCGGATTCTGTTAAGTTTCCTGTTAAATTTTGTGTTAAATTTTGTTCTGTATCCATTTACTCACCTCCAGCGGAGAATTTTATAAATTATTCTATAATCTCATCAACCAAGCCTAATTCTAACATTTGGTCTGAATCAAAATATAATTCGTATCTATCAACTTTTTCGTATTCTTCTTTTGTCACTTTTGAATGAGAAATCACAAAATCTTCAATTCGTTTTTCATATTTCTCATGAAAATGAAAATAGTCCTTAACAGCAGAACTTGAGCCTGAGACTAACTGTGAGCCTCCATGTAATAATGCAGTTGAAAATCCATAACAGTATCTTTTAACATTAGGATTTTGAAAACCTGCCATTAAAATTAATGCCCCCATACTGTAAGCATAACCCAAAACGATTACTTTTGTAGGGGATTTAAGCTGCCTAATAGCTGATACTAATGTGAAACCATCATGCACCGAGCCACCTGGGGTATTAATATAAATAGTAATTGGAGCTAATGTGCCATCGTTATCTGCTTCCAATAACGGAATAGTAATCAGATTCGTAGTCGCTTCATCGATCTCATTCGTAACATAAAAAGTTCTTTTTTGTAACCCCGCAAAATATTGCACCGTAATTGGATCTGGAGCATCTGGTGGTAATTCAAAAACAAAATCTGCCATAAAATCTAGTCCTCCTTTTATTCTGGGCACAATTTACCCTTATACCCTATAGTCGCAACTCAATTGATAATTTTAGAAAATTTTTCTAAAATTTTCGGTTTGTATAAAATAAATAAGGAGATATTATCTCCCTATTTATAATTATACCATAATTTTCACAAAATGTCAAATATTTGGATTAACAAACTTTAGTTAAACATAAAGGCACCGCTCATCTTACGACGAGGTCTTCTAAGATTTGAATAGTATTCTTTTTCTTTTTCAGCAATAACCCATAATCCATATTCTAAAGCAGAGAAAGTATCTTTTTCATTGTCCGTCCTAATCATTTCTAATTTAAGATATGTATTATTACGGTTAATCTTTAGATTGCTTGTTTCATTAACTAAAAGACTAGTATTTTTATAAGGCTCAATATAGCGTAACCGCTCTTGAAAACCCATTTTTTGACCTTTTTGTAATTCTAATAGCTTATCTTTAGCTTCTTTCTCATCAACTAACAATTTCACTCTTCCTGAAAATAATTCTGCGTAAGCGTTACTGTGTATTGTCATATTTATCCAAATTTTCATTTGGTATGGACTATCTCTTACATAGCTATCAGCTATGTACACCTATTTCGAATGATGTACTAATAATCATCCTACTTCCCTATTAAGGGAATAGTCTCTACATGTTTTTAACGAAGGGGGAATTGTAATTCTTTACTGGAATAACGGTGTTTCCCATTTTTAACTTTAGATATTAATTCTCTTTCTCTTCCACATTGAGAAGCAATTGATTTTAATGAATCTTTGGTGGTTAAAATCATTTCTTCAATCATACTAATTTCTTCTTGGCTAGCATAATATTTATTATATGGCACTATAGGATAATTATATTTACCTGAACTTTTTTTATGATTGCCAGAATTAATCATATATAATAAAGTTCTTGTATAATTCAATATGCCTGCAACAACATCAATAGTAGAAGATTGATAAGAGAGCAATAACTCTTCTATTTCTTCAATTTCTTCTGAGGTCAAAGCATGAGATTTATATCTTAAAGGATATTTATATCCTTCTTGATAATATGCCTTACCTTTATTAATAAAAGAAATAGTATTAGCTGAAACACCATACATCTCCGCAATTTCGATAAAAGACATTTCAGTATGTAGAATATCTTCTCTAATTGCAAACAAAATTTCATCAGTTATACGCTGTTGCCCTTCTCCGCCCGCGGTTAAGTTGTAACCAGCATCGCCATAACTATTGTAATATGCTATCCAATATCTTTCTCTCGAATCATAATCTTCAGTCCATTCTAATATTTCAAAATTAAAATTTTCTGAGCCATATTTATGCAAAGCTCTGCCAATATAAGTCTTCTTATCAGATTTATGGTTGAACCATCGATTTTCTGGATTAACACTTTGACCTATGTAAATTTTATTATTTAATTTATTAGTTATTTTATAAATAGCTTTCTTCATTTTGAATCCCCCGATTCATTAATTTCACACGGGATTGCCCTCGTCTTTACGTTAGGGTTTCCCCGTTAGCATGCTATTTGCATACCCTCACTAGTCTGTGAGAAAAGGTGTATTCGGGCAAATACTTTACCCGCTGAATGTTGATTGGTTTTAATAATATGAATTTTAGGCGGCGCTCCGACTTTTTGGTCTTGAGCATATTGACTATATTCTTTAATATTTTGAATATTCCAAGCAGGATAACTCAAACCAGAATCTGGACTAATATTTTCTGTCATCAAAAAATCTACCAGACCGATGCCTACATTATATTCCATTAAGTGCGTTAAACTTAATGCGGGAATTATCCCAGCTGCATATTACTATGCAGATTAGACTATCTCATCCTCCATATAGGAGGTCTCCCATTTCGGCTCACTTGAGCCTACGCCTTACGGCTAGTCGTTGAACGTTTTTTAAAATTAATATCAGTAGTTAAATATGTCCAAGATTTTTTACGCTTAATACGGGCGATTGTTTCTTCTTGTACATTGTAAAAAGCAGCAATTTCATAATAAAAAGAATTAGTTTCTTGTAATAAATCAATAATTTGTAAAACTTCTTTTTCCGTAAGCTTGTGGAAATAATTCTTTTGTCCTTTATTATTTCTTAATGAAGTGGCTACCGCATGTGCAATATTCTCTTGACAATTGACCCATTCTAAATTGTCTAAAGTGTTGTTTAATTTATTCCCATCTTTATGATTTACTTGTAATTCTGACATGTTGTCGACTGGGTTGTAAGTCATTAAAACTATTCTATGTAATGGCAATGCTTTTCGAATACCATTAACATCCATCAGTGTAATCCTGCAATATCCATCTTTATCTAACCAAGGTTTTAACCATCTGTTTGAAATTGAACTATACACCTCGCCTGTTTCTTGTACAAAATAATCGTACTTTAAAATATGTCTATCTGAATAAATCTTCTTCATATTTAACCTCCTTTCTTTAATTTTAAAACTTCGCTGCGGATTGTCCTATCTAGGAGTTTCCCGCAATTAGAGAGATTTGCTATTATTATTACTAATAATAGGGGCTAGTTTATTAACCCATTAGCATCGATAACTACTGTTTCAAATCCAAAAGCAGCATCAATTTCTTTAATTTTTGACGCTTGATATAAAAAATTTCTACCTTCCATAAGGATGATATTAACGATTTGTTTTGTAAAATGTTCATCTCCTCGTCTTATTTTAAATATCTCGGCGACTGTTCTTGCAGAATTTCTCGCGACGTCAATGGACATCACATAAAAAACATCTTTTTCTGGGTAAGCTTTCCATTCTGCTTTTTTAATTTTTCTTAAAGACTGTAATTTATCAAAATCAAACAAACTACCTTCTACATTCGAAGTCCATTTAGATAAAAATTCTCTTGCAAAAGAACTTTCTTCATAAGTATTAGACCGTTTAATTGATTTAACAAAATCTGCATTAAGCAAACCATAGTACATAGGGAGTCTATAATCACCCATTATATTCGATTAGTTCGTTACACTAATCCGCGGCTTCACCCGCAGCTTACAACTTTCTTGTAAGATTAGACTATATCTTTTCGTTATAATAACGAATTCCTCCACAGGCCAAAACTTTATTGGCTCTTAGTCGTTGAACGTTCTTCAGCCAATATTTGTTCTATTTCTACTTTCCATGTTTTATGCTGTTTAATATTCCTTATTGTGCCTATTGAGACATTATATTGTTTAGCTAATTGAGTAAGGGTATTATTTTTATCTAATAAAATAGCTTTAACATTTTGTAATGTTAATTTAGCATTTGGATTTAAAGCCCCTGTTTTTCCATTTAAGCGACATGCTAAAGCATGATTATTGTTCTCTTCAATGGTCGCCCATTCTAAATTTTCCAATTTATTATTTAATTTATTTCCATCTTTATGATTTACTGTTAAATTTTCACAACCTTCAATATAGTTATAGGATGTTAGTACTAAGCGATGAGCAAACCTATTATATTTTTTCTTGTCAATTCCACATAAACTATATTTTACATAGCCAAATTTATCTATAGATGATTTTAAAAAATCTTTTTTCCTACAAGAATATACTTGACCATCTTCTGTAATGTAATATTTAGATATCAATTCAGGGAAAAATGTGTTAAGTTGTATCATTCAATATTCCTCCTTTCTATCAATTATTGGCTGAAGCTTCGCTGCGGATTACCCAATATAATTATCTTTTTACTATACCAAACGCATTACCATTTGCCACTATATAATTACTTATATAATTTAGTAATAATTATCTCTAAGGGCGTTCCCGCAATTCAAAGGAAAGGGGCCGGATTAACCCCATGAGAATGCTTTATTAGGATATAAAACTGATTCAACCAATATTTCGATACATTTATCGTATCCAAAAGAGTTTTTATATCCTGCGGATCCAACATATAGTTGCTGTTGATGCGGCTCGGCATGATTTAATTCGCCGCTTTTCATTCGACGACTAATATTAAGTAGTGGCAAAACTATTTCATTAACTTCTTTGCCAGGCAAGTCTTTTACTTCTTCAAACAACATTCCATTTCTTCTTCCGCCTCTAGTTGCATCAGTTAGCCCGACGATATCGAAAACGCTAGTATTTTTGAACACCCGTGTTAACCCAATATTTCTATTGGCACTGACCATATCTTGAGCAAAAGTTTGCTCTCCACTGTTTCGGATTACGTACTAATAGCAACCCTACGAAGCAACAACGCTTCTGGTCGATACAGGTTATTTATAACTCCTTAGAGGGTAGAGAAAACTATCATTGAAATGAGTCCTGCCACTGTTGATGTAAGAAATTGTCTGATAAGTGCAATTAAACTGTTGAGCTAAATCCTTCATGCTTATTGATGATTCTTGCAACAGAGTCTGTATTTGTTTAACATCTAAAGGTGATAAGCCCTTACGCCTAATAGGAAAATCCACCCGCCCTACTAAAATTTTATTACGACCAACATTGATTGCAGATATTGTTTTTTCAGTAACATTAAATCTCTTGCCAATTTGCGTCATAGACTGCTTACTGTGACGCAATAAATCTATAAGCTCTGTTAATTCATTTTCTGTCCATAATTTTTGAGTCTTGCGAATTGGATATTCAATGTTAGGAAATTTACTTCTTGTACCACGATTGATGTTAGAAATTACCGTAACTGGTACATTGAATTTTTCTCCTATTACGGACATCGTTAAAGACGAAGTTTTTAATAAATTCTGAATTTCTAAAATATCATTTTCCATTAAATTGTATTGACTCGCTCTTAATGGATAACTCGCAGATGGTTGATAATATTGATCGCCGCGATTTATTACACTTACTAAAGCAGGAGAAACACCATGTTTCTGGCCAATTGTTTCGAAACTTTGAGTCGTATTAAGGATATCATCATATACCCGTTCTATTATTTCTAATGAATAAATTCGACTGCGCTCGCCAACAAAATCGGCTCCTGTTGTTAAGTTATAACCATTATAATAAGTATCATATTTTTCAATAAAGTATTTTTCAATTACATTTAGTTCTTCAGGGTCACATTCTTTTAAAATAATAAAAGAAAAGTTTTCTAACCCATATTTCCGCATAGCTCGATATAAAGGAAAATCATAGCTTGAACTATTAATATTTTTCGCTGTATATCTATGTGCAGCTTTTCTTTGTTTGAAATTGGTGGTTTGTCCAACATAAACAATGACATTAGTTAAATTGTTTTGAATCGCATATACAACTGCCATTTCTGTACCCTCCTTTCTTAAAAATTATAAATCTTCCCACGGTATTACCATATCCCTTAGGACTTAGGCTCTCTTACCACTTTAATCTCTCGATTTAGTTGACCGTTAGCACATTTATTTAAATGTACCTCACTCAGTTAAGTGAAAAAATGGATAAGGTCGATATTTGCATTCAACCTAATATAATCATCTCCCATAGTTGTTTGGCTACCTTTATCCCACCTCACTTCTTCTCTGAGCAAAGGCATAAGACTAAATAACTCATTGATTTTTTCTCTACCAATCTGAGAAGCTTGATTTTTATGTTCAGCAACCATAGACTCTTTACTACCTGGAAGTAATACACATTTTAGCATTTTACCTAAGACCGCGACAAATGATTTAGAATAGCCTCTGGTGGCGGTTCCAAACACTCTTTCATATCTTTGATTAACCCGCAACACCAATGTTTGAAAAGGATATAATTTAAAACTAGTGTCTAATGGTAATAACTGATATAATAATTTATCAGGATAACTTAACCATAATTCATAATACTGCTCCAATTCAGGTAATATATTGTATAATCTTTCTTCAGTAACTACTCTTGAGCCAGAGATGTTGTCGGGCCCCATTTTCACAAGACCCGTATCAACTTTATTTTTTTCTCTTGAAAGCTGCTGTTTCCGTAACTCTTTCATAGGATTAGTACTGCTCGAGGTCATCTAACTCACCATCTTCATCCATATTCTTTTCTTGTCGTTTACGCTCATATATGTCTGTTAAATTCACTTCTCCTTGGACTAAGTCTTTAAGATATTCTTGAATATTTTTTTCAATCATATCAATTTCGTCTCTAGGAACCCCTTCATAGAATCTTGGTTTATAACCATTTTTTTCGATAAATTCAATTACTTGACCAATTGATGTGATTCCTGATTGTTGAGTTGTCTCAAGCGTTTTTAATGCAGAAGTCATAAGTTTATCATACTGAGTTATTTTATCTTTATCCACTAACGCCGCCGCCAAATCTTGGTCAATTAAAACAGAGAGCCTAGCAATTTTTCTTAGCATGTCTTTTTGAGCTTCTGTTTGAACATTGTAATCAGAGAGAGAAGCATTGAAAAATCTCTCTACTCTAATTAAATCTAGTTCGGGTAAATCGCCCCATGCTAATTTAAGTTTTGCAATTAACTCTGGTTTTAATTCATCTAATTCTGTTGCTATGACTCCCGCTCTAGCCAGCTCTGCCAATTTTTCGTTTTGAGCGCCCCAATCATATTTATAATAATTTATTTCATTATACATATGAGCATATTTTTTAAAAGCTTTTGTTCCATCTCTTTTCCATATTTTACGCCATTCATTAGGAAGAAACGCCATGTTAGCATGTTGACATAATCGATCAACTTCATTAAGATTGTTGCCATCTATAAATACTTCTATGCAATCATAGCAAATATTAATATGACCGTTGGGCCACAGGTACCCGGTTGATGGCATGAAATCTGATGCAGATTTTTCTTTTTTACATTTTTCGCATTTCATTTATTTTTACCTCTTATCCCTTTAATTTGTGTCAATCCATAAAATATTTGTATTAGTTGGAGCGGTTGTTCCAACATAATAAACAGGAGGAGTTTCCCATACTCCATCATTTCTTAAATAAGTTGTTGTTGCAGTCCCAATCGGAACTCCTCTTTTAATTGCTCCTCCGTCACTTGTGTCTGATATAATTAAATAATCAGTATTAGCTGGAGTAACTGCAATACTAGTCAAAGTGCCCGTATTTGACACATCTCCATGAACATGAGTATTCGTTGCAGCGCCTATGTCTGTTGCCGTTAAACTTCTAGTGGTTACAGTATCTACATGGCCTTCAGAAGTAACTCCAATTTGAGAAATAACATTCGCACCAGTCAAAACTGTTGAAGGCTCATTTGTGAATCCTGTTGGATGCACATACTTATTATACAAAGTGTCAAAATAAGTTTTTAATACGCTTTTTATGTTTGCCCAAGTAATTTTTTTGATAGCGTTAGTTGCCGCAGAATCACTTAAAGGTATAGTATCAGCGTCAACCAATGTTGTTTTTGCTACAGCCCCACTTATCGCGGTTTCGGTTTTATCCGCATTACTAGGCGCATGGGCAGTTTGCGAATGAGTATATGCAGTATTACCATAATCTCCTCTAAATGCTGTTGTTGAAGTCGTTCCTAATGCTAAGTGAGCAGATATACTGTGTGTATATGCAGCATCCCAGTTAGTAATCTTAGAAGAAGTTACTGCACTTGCATCATGATTTGATGCCATAGCACCAACATCACTTGGACTTAGGGTAACTATACCAGTTTTTCCAGCTACAGATTTAACTGCTTGTAAGGAATCTATTGCCTGCTTAGTCTTAAGTGGTGTCATATAAGCTGTATCTATAGCACCAGTTTCGGCTTCTAATTGAGTAGAAAGACCATAGTCTTGAACATTGCCTAGATTTACTTGAGCTTTTGTAACTGAATGAGGATTGGATGTACTTGAGATATGACCTTGAATATTTGAATTTTTAGGCTCATAAACGGTACCATGGTCATGATTTGAATAACTTACTTCAAGACCCCCTAAATTTTTGAAAGTGGTCGCTTTCAATTCTGCTGGAAATATAGCATTCTTATCTACATCCCAACTATAGAGATGGTCGTTGTACATTAAATTATTAGCAGAAGTCCAAACATTTATCCCACCTAATTTAATATGATTAATTACCTGTGCAGCTGAAGGATAGGTGAGTGATAATTTAGCATTATCAAAATCATTTGATGTAGTTGCTGTTCTAAATGTAAATCTCCAATTCCAAGTATTTCCGGTTTGCGTTGTTCCTCCACCAAATGTACTTCCGGACAAACTAACATAATTTCCACCTGACCAGCCCGCCATGAAAGCTTCTCTATCCAATAACCAGTTAGTAGGGTTCGCACCTGTAGCTCTTTCGACCTTACAGTGAATTCGGTCTGAATTTGATGACATCCAAACCCAACCTTCATTTAATGCGAAGTACCTTTCAGTTGATTGAACGTAGGTAGGACTCCAAAAGTTATATTTTTCAGTCTCAGGAGTGCCAACAGGCACATTATATCTCATTCCTGTTATTGTTATCCTAATCATGCAATCTGTGTTTTTAACTCCATCTTTCAAAGGTAGGGGAATTGAAGGGCGTTGTCCTGTGAACAATCTTGCCTTAGTGTCATCCGTTATGTTGGCATTCTCCCATGTGACTCCCGCATCTATAGATTTCTCAATGATAATTTGAGAAGCCGGAAGAAAGGCTCCTCTATCAGCTCGTAAAACATCAAATAAAGACCTCGCTGTTCTTGTAACGCCTGCAGTAACATAAGAGGGCTCATGTATTCTAGTAGACTCAAGACTGCCAGTTGTGATTTTACCCATATCTAAATTAGGTACACGAGAAGTTGATAGAGTACCACTGGTTATATCTGTGGCATCATGAGCGTGAGAGCCTGACGCTTTTGCATTCCAGGTAGCTTTCTCTGCATCAGTGACAAACCTATTGTTTGCGTCCTGTGTTATAATTGCAGGGAGATGGTTTGCTGGGTGGGCATAGTTATTTGCGTTTGTAGCTATACCATCAAGTTTTGATTTATCCGCAGAAGACATCAATCCATTTTCCGTTGTTGTCGCTATATCGAGGGAAGCTAGCTCAGCTAGCGCCCCCTCTACATTGTCCGTAGTGAAATTCCCTGCAGCATCTACTATTTTAACTTTTCCGGCGTCATTTATTTCGCTAAGAAATTTCATTTAATTCACCACCTAAGCCATAATTACTACTCTATATTCTCC